CGATGGGAGACGGTTCTGTGGTGCGCGATCGAGGCGAACTGGTCGCGTTCCACGAGCGACACCTTCCGGCTTTGGAGCGTGACTTCTCGACCGAGGAGATAAGCCGTGGCTAACGACGACTTCGGCACGTGGCCCTTGGGTCCGTGCCATGTCCTGACCGAACCTGGCGGCTCGTGCGTAGAGAACTGCCCCCACCCGGAGCACATCATTCCGCCCGGAATGGCAGGCCCCGATGACTGACGCCTGGCGCTGCCCGTCGACCGCTGGCCCCGGCGACTGCCTGAATCCCACGCCCCACCACGAGCCCCGCGGCTGCTACCACCAAGCGTCCTGGGCTCCCGACCGGCACGACCGCAACGAAGGGACCGACGAGGAATGACCTGCCTGCACTGCCAAGCGACCACCACCAATGGCCTCGCGCTGTGTGACCTGTGCCAGATGCTCGCATCCCGCTGCCTCGAGCTGCTGCCGGTCTACTTCCGCAACCTCGCCCGCTGGCGACCAGGCCGCGCGGGCAGCCGACCAGTCCCCGGGTCGCGTGAGCCATCCAGCGGAGCAACGGCGGCAACCGACCGCGTGTCCGTGGCGCTCGACGAGGTGGGCAACGACCTGACCACCTGGGCGCGCGCACTGGCCGACGACCGCATGACCGACGACCTGCCCGCCAGCAACGACGAGCTCGGCGCGATCAAGGTCGCCTGCTGGTTCCTTGGCTCCAACCTGACCAGCGTCGCCACCCTCGACTGGGCCGGCCTGCTGATCGTCGCCCTGGCCGACCACGAGGAGCGGCTGCGGACCCTGACCGAGCAGGTCGCCCCCGGCTGGTACGCGGGCGAGTGCCAGCGTGACGGGTGTGCGGCTCCGACCTACGTCGTGCCGGGACTGACGTGGGTGACGTGCCGTGAGTGTGGCGCGACGACCTACGCCCACGACCACCTCGACATCGTGCTCGGCGAAGCGCGCGGGTGGATCGCTCCCCCGATGCGGCTGGCTGAGGCTGTCGTCGCGCTGACCGAGACCGAGACCTCTATCGTCCGGCTGTACGAGCGCATCAAGAAGTGGGGCCAGCGGGAGCACATCGAGACCATCCGCCGACTGGACCGCGACGGCGATCCGTGCGGGCCGAAGAAGCACCGACTCAGCGAGGTGCTGGACCTGCTCAACCGCGAGGGTGCGACACGACTTGATGGTTCGCATAGGCGAGCGTCGTGACCTGCGCTACGCTTGTCCCGGTGGACGTGGTATTGCCGTCCCCTCATGACGCCCGGTTCGGACGGGCGCCTTCCATCTCGGGACATTGTCCGGGCTGCCAGGCCGCGAGGTTCGAGGGGCAGCGCAACCGTGCGCCGCGCCGTGAGAACGGCGCCGAGGTCTGACGGCGTGGCGTTCACGGCCCAAGGAGGTCGGCATGTCCACGGTTGTCCGCGTCACTGACGACACCACGCTCGAGGAACTGGCCGACTGTCTGCGCCTGCTCAACGACGCAGCCAAGCGAGTGCCGCATGTCAAGGGCGTGTGTGCGCCTTCGAGCTGGGACGTAGCCCACAAGCGCATCGACGCCGTGCTCGACGACTACGAGCTCGTGAGCCGGCGGACGATGCCGGAGCCTGCGTGAGCGAGACCCCCGACCCGTGGCGCTGCTCGACCTGCAAGCGCCATCACGTCGTCCCGTCCCTCGCGCTCGACTGCTGCAAGGCCGAGCGTGAACTGGAGCAGTAGCGACCGACGCTCGCGTCTCCCCCGCGACTGGCCCGCGCGAGTTGCCGCCACGAAGCAACGAGCAGGCGGACGCTGCGAAGGGCTCAGCCTCAACGGCGAACCACGCTGGCACGTCGCTGCGTGCGACGGCATCGGACACGACTGCGACCACGACCAGCGAGGCGACGACCACTCGCTCGCGAACCTGCGCTGGCTCAACCGCGAGTGCCACAAGCGCAAGACCCAGAACGAGAAGCCGCAACGCAAGCGGCCTCAACCACGACACCCAGGAGCGATCGCATGAGCGCAGTCATCGGGGACCCGCGCAAGGCCGGCGAGACCGGACCTGCTGGCGACACCCGCAAGGCAGGCGAGTCGGGTCCGGCCGGCGACACTCGTCCGTCGGGCCAGGAGCGCGCCACCGAGGCCAAGGCGGAGACCTCGACCGAGGAGTCGAAGCCCGCCAAGAAGACCGCGGCCAAGCGGTCGACCAAGAGCTGACCGACCGACCCGCGAGGGGTGGGGGGTGACCCTCACTCGCTCACGGCGACAGGACCGAGGGGATAGCACCTCGGATCCTGCGTGCGGCTCTCCCCCGTTTTTCAGGCCCCAGGAGGGCCACCCACCGAGCCCCAGGAGGGCTGCCCCATGAGCAAGCCGAAGCCCCCGAAGCACCTCGCCGACACTGGCGCCGCCCTGTGGCGCGAGGTCGTCGAGAAGTGGGACCTGCGCGCCGACGAGCTGCGAATCCTGTCGTCTGCCTGCGTGGCCGCCGACATGGAGGCGGAGTTCATCAAGGCGTGGGGCGAGCTCGGCCGGCCGTACATGAGCAAGGGCAGCATGGGCCAGGAGGTCGAGCACCCGATGATCGGGTCGATCGACAAGGCCGCGAAGTCCAAGGCGACCCACCTCAAGGCCCTCAAGCTGCCGGATGAGACCGGCGGCGAGGACGCGGGCGAGCGTTCGTCCCAAGCGCGCTCGGCGGCGAATGCCCGCTGGTCGCGTCGTGGCGCGTAGTCGCTCAGCAGCGGTCGCCACGGCGGACTCGGAGTTCGCCGAGATCATCGCCTGGTACGAGGATCTGCTCGAGCGGACGGTTCCGCCGACGGACCTCGCCTGGGAGCCGGTCAAGATCGGCCCGACGTGGCAGTGGGACTCAGGCTGGGTCCTGCCGCGCCACTCACTCGGCTGGCGGGTGCTGGCCTGGTGCGGCGTGTGGCTGCGTGACAAGCACGGCAACCCGTGGCAGTTCACCCCCGAGCAAACCCGCTTCCTGCTGTGGTACTTCGCCGTAGACGAGGACGGCGACTTCCTCTATCACTCGGCCGTCCTCCAGCGCCTCAAGGGCTGGGGCAAGGATCCGGTGGCCGCATGCCTGGCGGTCGCGGCGTGCTTCGCAGAGGTCACCTTCGACCACTGGGACGGCGACCAGCCCATCGGGCGCGAGGAGCCGAACGCCTGGGTGCAGGTGGTCGCGGTCAGCCAGGAGCAGACCAAGAACACGATGAAGCTCATGCCGTCGCTCATCAGCGCGGAGGCTCGGCGGCACTACGGGATCCAGGTCGGCAAGGTCAACGTCTACGGCCTCGGCGACACTCGCCAGATCGAGGCCGTGACCGCGTCGCCGCTCGCGATCGAGGGTGGGCGCCCGACGCTCATCATCCGCAACGAGACGCAGAACTGGCTCACGGGCAACCAGGGTCACGAGATGGCCGGCGCGATCGAGGGCAACGCAGCGAAGTCCGAGGGCGGCGCTGCGCGGATGCTCGACATCTGCAACGCCTACCGCCCCGGCGAGGACTCAGTCGGGCAACGCGTCCGCGAGGGCTTCAATGCCACTCAGGGCGACACCCCGACGGCGATGCGGTTCGGCCTGCTGTACGACAGTCTCGAGGCCCCGCCCGAAGCCCCTCTGACCGCCGACACCGCGCCCAGCGTGGTCGCAGCCATCAAGGGCGACTCGTCCTGGCTCGACACGCGCCCCACGGGCCGCATCGTGAAGTCGATCCTCAACCCCGCCAACCCGCCGAGCGAGTCCCGGCGCAAGTGGTACAACCAGATCACCGCCACCGAGGACGCCTGGGTGGATCCGCAGGAGTTCGACGCCTGCGCGAACCGCGCCGAGGTCGTCAAGAGCGGCGAGCCGGTGGTCCTGTTCGGCGATGGGTCGAAGTCCGACGACGCGACCGCGATCGTGGGATGCCGCCTCTCCGACGGCTTCGTGTTCACCGTCGGCGTCTGGCAGCGCCCGCCTCGCGCCGAGGAGTGGGTCGTGGACCGCGCAGCGGTCGACCTGCGCGTCCGCGAGGCGCACAAGACCTGGGACGTCCGAGGCTTCTTCTGGGACCCCTCGGATGCCCGCGACGACGAGACCGGCGAACGCTACTGGGAGCCGTTCTGTGACACCTGGGCCGCGGACCTGTCCGCCGGCTACGAGCTGCTCGCACAGAAGGACGGGGACCGCCGCCACGCGGTCATCTGGGACATGAGGATGCCCCGTCACGTCTCGCTGTTCGTCGAGCACGCCGAACGCTTCACCTCCGACGTCTCGGAGCAGACACTGACCCACGACGGGTCCGCGCGGCTGCGAGAGCACGCCCACAACGCTCGCCGTCGCCCCAGCAAGTTCGGGGTCTCGCTCGGCAAGGAGCACCGAGAATCCGCCCGCAAGATCGACGCCGCTGTCTGTGCCGTCGGCGCCCGCATGATGTGGCGCCTGTGGCAGATGACCCGCAAGGAAACCGTGACGCACACAGGGGAGGTCTGGTTCTAGATGCTCTCCCAGTCCGATGTCACCGACCTGATCCACGACCGGCTCTACCCGCTATTCCGCCAGGAGCGCGAGCGGCTGGAGTGGATCGGGAAGTGGATGCAC